CAATTACACTTAGTTCTGCGAAATCATCAACAGTAGAACCAGTTAAAAAGAACAGATGGATTTTTCAATTTACAGCTGTTCCAGGATCAGGATCTGAATCCGCTGGTGAATTAGCTTTTGCTGCTCACTCATCAACAATTCCACAAGTTTCATACAACCCTATTCAAAAGAATAGACTTAATGAATCTTTCTGGGTAGCCGGAAAACCAACATGGAATGATATTGCTGCTACTTTCTATGACTATATAGATGGTTTAAAATCTGCTGGTCATATACTTTATAATTGGAGTCAATTGATTTATAATCCAATTACAGGTCAGCAATTCTTCAAGAAACAATATTCTACATCAGCTACTCTTGCTCAGCTTGATCCTGCTGGTGCTATTATTAGACTTTGGAATATGTTTTATATTTGGCCAACTCAGGTTGGTTTTGGTGATGCTGTTTCTTATGACGATGACGGTATTTCTGAATGTTCAGTAACATTTAAATATGATTATGCATTAAAAGCCACTGACGTTGATACTAACCCAGCTGGTTAATATCTATTATTAATTAATTTTAAACCTATCGAATTCGATAGGTTTTTTTTATGGTCAAAAAAATCCCTAAGAGAAGGGGGATTCTCTTAGGGATAAACTTTTTTAAATTATTCTTAAATTATTAAAACTCAATCTTAACTTTTCTTGGCCTTTCTTCGTCCTTAGCTGGAATTGAGACTCTTAATATCCCATCTTTAAGAACTGCAGTAGATTTCTCTGTAGCGTATTTTGTATATGGAACTAGGTATTTACTTTTCTTTCCAGATGTTTTTATATTATGTGATAAATAAACATCTTTTTCATCTTTTTCATCTGGTATTTTTTTGAACTCAATAACCATCGAATCTCCCTCAAAAGATAAATCAATATCATTTTGAGTGTATCCAGCTATAGCAAATTCAAACACTAAATCTTTATTTTGTTTTAGTATAATATTAGCTGGTGGAAACGTTTCTGGATAAATATTAAATCCAGAATTAGAAATGAAAGTTGGGTCTTTGAAAAGCTGATTAAATAATTCATCCAACCTTCCAAAATAATCTTGTCTGTTACTCATAACAAACCTCCTTAGAGCATTTATTTTTTAAGCCTTTCCATACGGAACCGACTTTGTAATTATATTATATAGTTAAAAATTATTTTTGTCAAGTCCTAAATGAACCTTTGACGTATAAAAGTTTCCCATTTTTTCTTATCGAATTGTGGAGCTTTATCTTTAACTTTCTTATCAAAATCTATTCTAATATAAGGTTGCTTCCTAGACTGCTGTGTGTCATTGACTACAGCATTTATAGCAAATAAAATTCCAAAAATATAAACATTCATTAATCTAAGAACCAATGCATTTTTTTGATAATCATAAGAATAATCAAACATATTAGAAAGTTTAATGTTAATTTTATTTTGATAATCCTTTGGTATAAATCCATCAAACCAATTATGCATTTTTCGTTCTGATGTATATTCTCTGAATCTATTAACAATAAAAGTATTTGAATATGGACTAAAATTATGCAATACCATTCTTGGTAATTGTTTCTTAAAAGTAAAAGATCTTTCAAATTTTGAAAATTCTGTTCTTGGTGTTACGCCGACTAACGAATCATCAAACCATTTTTTCCATAAAAATTTAAATGTAGCCAATCTAAAACTAAAATTTTCCAAAACTACATATTTTTTATCTTCTTCATATATTGCACCAAAAATAGCTTCTTTCAATGAATTCTGATCTACTTTACTTGCAATACGAGGATCGTTAAAATCATTTAATGGCGATGATACCATAACTGAGTATACTATTTTGTATTCTTTATTTAAATCTGAACATCTAATAAAATTTAATGATATATCATTAGAGGTAACTTTTATAGGTGTATTTAAAGTTTTTGGTGGTTCAACCCAAAATCCATTAATGAAAGCCATATTTTTTACCTCTCCTTATAAATCATCATCTTGAGTAATATCATAATTTGAAGTATCTTCCTCTTCATCATTATCATATTCTTGTTTTTGTTCTGGTTCTTTTTTCTTCATAGCTCTTAATTCTTCTGGAGTTTTGAATAACTTATCAGGTTCAGATAATTCGCTTACAGATATTAAATTATTTATTAATCTATATTTTTTTAACTTATCATAATCTTCTTTATCTAATTCTTTTTGTAAAAACCTTTCAAATCGTTTTATTTCTGCTTCAATATTTTCTTCAGCTTTTATTAAAGCTGGTGGCCTTTGAACATATTCTGGATCTGTAAAGTCATCATCTACAATAGCTAATGCATAATCACTTGGTTTATTTGAATATTGTAATTTTACATTAGGTCTAATTTTATAAATTTTTCTTTCTATCTCGTTAAATTCTAGACTGCTTTTTTGTTTTATTTTTTTATTTAATATTTCATTTCTTCTTTCTATGGCTTGATCAACCATTTTATCTATGATCGAAATATATGTTTTCTTAAATCTATTATTACCTTCAACTTTAAGATCATTAATAATATCCCTTCTTAACATATATTTACCAAGGGCTACATTAAATTTACTATTTTTCTTGAATAATTCTGAACTTGTAAAATCAGCTTCTTCTTTTAAAAAAGATTCTACGACTGGTAAATTTGCATTTACGTTACTTTCTCTCTCTTGTTTAATTATTCCTTTTCTTAAATCAATATTTCTTTTTATTAATTCTTGAGCAGAGAAAGGATTATCTCCTACTCTACTTGGTTTTACTAAATATCCAGCAACTAATTTTTCATTCTTTTTTAATTCATCATAAGTTTTTCTTAGATCTTCTAGTGATTCTTCAAAATCAGAATTTCCTAAATCATAAGTTTTCAAAACTCTATTAACTAAACTTTCTCTTAATCTACCAGTTCCTATAAAATCTTTTTTTAATTCTCTAAGTGCATCTATAGATGAGCTTAAATTATCTAAAATATTCTGACTGTTTTCATTTTTCTCAAAGAAAACATCGCCTCTTTTCAATATCTTTTTCATACCAGATTCTATAGCAGCTCTATATTGTGAATGTGTCATTCCAAATTTATCTTTAGATGTTATAATTTTATTGTTTTTAACTAATCTTTTAATTATTTGATATGGAGCTAATATATTTTTTCTGAAAGTCATTACTTCATCTATAATAGCTTTTCCATATTTTTCATTTATCTGTGATAACACTTCTAACTGTTCTTTCGTTAGTTTATAGGAAGTTGCATTTTCACCTTTACCACCAGTAAGACCAGCTTCAGCTCTAGCTTGTTCTTTAGCCATCATACCTTTAGCTTTGATATCTTTTGCGTCTTTCTTAACTTTTTTGACTTTATCTGATATCCCACCGATGTTTTTTAATTTATTGAGAGCATTTCTTTTAAGTGTAAAATAGGCAAGAGTTGAATTTAAAGGGAAAGATCCTTCATCTAGGTTTGTTAATTCAACATCACCACTAGCAAATACTTCTAATACTATATTTTCAAAATCCATTTTTTGCCTCAAAGATAATCATTTACTTTATCTTTACATAGTTAATCCTCAACTATGATATTTGTATATCCAACCTCTTTATAAAGTTTCATTCTTTGAAGTGAATGTCTATAAGTAAAGTCATTTCCCTTATCTAAAAAGTCATATACTAAAGCAACATCTTTGCCTGGATGCTTTCTTAAAGCTCTACCTAATTTTTGTAATACTTCTATTCTTGATTTTCCACCAGACACATTTATTAATGTTTGTATATTATTTATAGATATACCCTGCTTAAAAATATTAGAAGCTATAAGTATTCTAACTTCTCCATTTTTAAACTTCTTTATAGCAGATTCTCTTTCTTCTGAATCATTATCTCCAGAAAGTAATATAGCCTCTGGTAATAATTTTAATAACTCTTTTCCATGATCTATTATTTTATAAAGAATTAAAGTTGGAACACCACTTTCTAACGCTAAATTCGCAGCTATCCTATTTCTATCTGAATTCTTTGTTATATTACATTCATAAGCTGCAGGCCAATCCATAGTTGGAACACAACTAATTCTTTTAAAATGAATCTCTGGAGGAGTTATAACTTCATTCTCTATTAGTTCGTCTGTATATACTTCAGCAATCACATCTCCTAAAAATTGTCTAATTAATGCAAATCTAAATTTATCATTACCATCTGGGGTTGCTGAAAATCCAAATCTTAAAGGATAAGATGTCATTGATAAAAACTCTTGAAATCTTTTAGCCGCAGCAATATGAACTTCATCTATTATTAATACTTTATATTGAGAAAGTGATAATTTTTTAACTGAACCAATGGTTGAGATCATATGATCTCCATTGATTTTTCCTTTACCAGAACAAATACCACAATCTAATCCAGCCTCTATGATTCTTTCTCTAGTCTGTATTGCAAGTGTAATACTATCAACTAATATTAATACTGGTAAGTTCGTTATCTTCATTAAAGCTATTATTATTTCAGTTTTACCTGCACTAGTTGGTGCTTTTATTATTCCCCAGTTTGTTTTTAATAAAGCTTTCAATGCTCTAATTTGATGATCCACGTATTTGAAGTTAATATTATAATAACTTCTTAACTCTTCTTGAGTAAATTCTTTTTTATGAAAATCATATCTAGTTCTATTATCTTTTATTTCATCAACATTCATTCTTTCTTCTTTAACAAATTTTAAAAACTCTTGAAGAAATCCTGAACGAAGTATCAATGAATTTTCTTTCTTAATTGCAAACTTTACTTTCTTTACTTTTCTCTCATTATATCCAAACTTAGTCATAGCTGCAGAAGCATCTTTGAAAGTAAATCTATCAGAGATTAAGAGAAGTTGAGTAGGTGTTAAATCTGTTATTCCAAAGTGTGTGTCTTTTATTAATATTTTCAATTTATCTCCAATAAAAAAACCCACCCTTTCGAGTGGGTTTTTTATCTACTCTACATATATACCCCAAATTGATTCCGGCCTTGTCATACCAAATCTCATAACCTTTCCTGGATCTTTTGGATCTGGAAGGTCAATACCCATAACATCCATGTTATTAAATACTACCCAATCTCCAACTTTAAAATTAATTTCGTCAGTCTTAACTTTTTCACCAATAGCTTCTACAATAGCTCTAAAAGTTACTCCCATTGAACCACCGATTGCCTGACCAGCAGCCATTTGATCCTGACCTGGAAGAATAATTCCAGATGGCCTAACAGCAATTTTTTTCTCTACTTCTTTTAGCCTTAAAAGAACTCTATCACCAATAGGCTTAATTCCTTTAGCTGCAGAGTCCATAGTCATAGTTACTTCACTCATCAAATTCTCCTTAATTTTCTTCGTCTTTTTCTATTGCCATTAACATGCTTCCCAAACTATCTACGTCTTCGATGCTATCATCAGATACTTCTGATAAATCATTGGCAATCATTTCTGTTTTCTTCTTTTTAATATTAGACTCTGCTTCTTCAAGAAGTTTTTGGAAAAGTCTTATATTTTTTTCTTCATCTTCTAATACTAATGATAGAAAGTTTTTCTTAAAAAATGATTTATCTCCATTCCATCCTTTTATGGAATAACTCTTAGTTCCAGTTATTACACCAAAGTCCTTTAACAAAGTAAATAATCCAGAAAGTCTAACTGGTCCTACAGAGAAATCCAATAAGAACCAAGCATTTCTCATTTCAGTTCCAAACCTAGATTTAGTTGTAGTCGCTCTAATGGTTTTTATAGAAGAACCTAAAGAAGTTTTTCGTCTTTCTTTTTCTTCTGTTATTTCTGTATCTGTTTTGTCATCTGTAGCGGCACTATCAGCAAATCTTACTGATAATGATGGATTGTATTCTACATTTACTCCACCAGTTTCTTTAAATGGATCGTAGATGTTTCCAATATTTGTATATAATTTATTTGTATACAAAAATCCAATATTTGTTTTTTCGAAAGCAACATCGAATGTTCTAAAGAATCCACCAATATCTTGAGCTCTAGCTCCCATGTCGAATCCACCAGAAAGTTCTCTAACCGATGCAAGATTTCCTAATGAATCTAGAATCATTAATATTTTAGCTTCTTTTAGCTTAGGTGTAAAATCAAGAGCATGAATGAATCTTTTAATCATTCTTGTTGCTCCCTCTATATATAAATTCTCTGGAGTATCTCTATTTACTGGGAATTTATCGTCTGCCACTTCTTCTATTTTAGAATTCTTTTTATTAATTTTATAACAAGCAAATGAATTTGCTTTTAAAATCCTAATCTTATTTGGATCAACACCTGCAAACTCAATTAATTCTTTTGCGTGTCCACCACCTTCTGTTTCGATCAGAAGTATAATATCTATCTGTGGATCTTTCATTGCTGCTGCAGCCAATAAAGATTTTCCAGTTCCAGAAAGCCCTGTATAAGAAGTTATTCTTCCTGCCGGTATTCCATACATTAAATGCTTGGACATTGCATAATTCAAAGCATAAATTCCAGTATCATACCAATTTTTTACTTTACCATCTACTTTAGATAGATCAACAACTTCGTCAAATTGAGATTGAATTAAGTCATCAAGTATATCGAAAGTAGAAGCGCCTTCTTTTATTTTAGATTTTTTTCCTATAGCAGTTTCTTCTTGGATATAATCCATTGCTGCTTCAATTGTCTTTTTTTTCGCTGCCATTTTTTCCCCTAAATAAAAAACTCCCTTCCATATTTTACAGAAGGGAGTTTTATTATTTTTTCAAATTAAATAAATTCATCTAACAAAGAATCAATTTGATCAGTATCTGCATCATCGTCATCCTTAGCGGATTTCTTTGGTGTCTTACTTGTTACTATTTCATCATCCTCATCATCAGATGATTGTTTCTTGGATGTTGAAGTTTTCTTCTCTGCAGTTGAAGAACTTCCAGAACTTGTAGATTCTGGATTTAGGAACTCTTTTACAGCGTTCTCAATCTCACTTTGAGAAGGGAAAGAAATAAGACTTGTATACTTCATAGCTACAGCCTTAGTAAGAACTTCCTTTAGTTTTTCTTTATCAGAAAAGATTGGTTCCTTGTCTGGACTTGGGAGTGAATTATCGTAATTTGTTTTTCTTCCAGTTCCCTGCTTGTCGATTACAAAGTCTCTTCCTTCTATTGGATGAACAATGTTACCATATTTTCCCCTTTAGAATACTAAAGAATTTCTTAAAAATTGTTGGCCCAACTTCATAAAATTCTGGAGTTGATTGAGAATCCTTATCCTTTGCCCTATCGACAATCCTAAAGATATATCTATCTTTTCCAGAAATGCCATAAGCAAGATCTCTTTCCTCTGAGTCCTTCTCTGAAACTTTATAAAGTTTCTTTGACATCTTACAAGCATAACAGCTTTCTGCTTCATGAAAATTACCATTTTTATCTTCAAAGGATTGGTCCAAGCACTCGTATGGATTACCATCAATCCAATGTGTCTTGTGATGAAAATAAGGTAGAATTTCCTGATTTGGTTTTAATGGAGGGAGAATACGAATTGTATTTTCTCCATCTTCGGGGGACCAGAATGATCCCTTTCCTTTGTCTTGATCGCTAGCCATTGCGTCTAGCATCGCTTGTGTTTCTTTTGCATCCATTGCAAACTCCTTGTGCCTTTTTTGTCATTGCCGTATTGGGCCATTGGACTATTGGGCTATTTTATTCGGTCCTTAAAGGACTTCATTACCTTTACAGTATAATCTAGTTTTTTAATTTTGTCAACTGTTTTTATGTCTAATAAAATTATTTAATAATCCGGTTATGTTTTCTTTACCGACTGGATTAGCTGAATGGACAATATATTCAAAATCTGGCAAATCTTTATTTTCATATTCTTTTACTATCCATTTTATAAAATCATAACCATTATCTAATAAATTACCTTTTTTGTCAACTCCTAAATCATGATCAAGACTCATAAAGGAAGGAAATCCGTTTTTCTTAATTAATTCAATAGCTTCTTTTACACTTCTAGCTATAATAAAATCTTTTTCTTTTGGATTTCTTATATCATCTAAATAAAGTTTCCATTCATAATTTTCAAATAATTGTTTTAATTTCATAATATATCCTATTTAAATATCTTTACTAATTAATGTATTAATTTAAATTGTCCTTGATTATATTCTATATTAGATAAAGTAAGCAATAAAATTGAACTAAAAGCAATATCATATTTCATCTCATTATTTTTTATTTCAAACACATGAATTGCTGTTGTGAATGGTATGACTTTCTTTGTGATATTTCCATATCCAGCATTATATGCTGCAATAGCTAAATCATTGCTTGTAAACTCTTCAAGTAGCCATTTAAGACAGGATAATCCTTCTATAGTATTTTTTTCAATATTAAAAAAATCAGCTTTTTTCCATTTCGTTCTAGATGCTGAGTTTAGTTGAAACAATCCTCTATCCCAAGATTTGTTTGAATTTTTAGTTTCTTGCAATGGATCAAATCCACTTTCTCTTTCCGCTAATCCAAGTGCTAAATGAATAGGTATTTTTAATCTTAAAGATTGTTCTACTATGGTCTTAGAAACAATTCTAGATTTAGTATACTGATCATAAAAAAATAATATTTTTTCATATTCTTCTGGAAAGTTTTCTT